TAGTTTCTTTAATTTTAATCAAATGCCTCAAATTATTTTCATAGCTGTAGTAGCAGCAACAGCATATTCAAGTGGTTTATCTTTTGTACTTCAATGATACCACTAGCAATACTTTTATCACAAATACCACCAGGATCTAGAGACTTAGTAGAGTTTGGATTTTTTCTGACTGTAGGAATGACTGCAGGATCATTGGGTTTAATATGATTAATATATTGCATCATTGTACCATCGAATCATTCTTGTCAGTTGTGGTTGGTGGAACAGTTATTATAATAACAACAGCTCTTACTATAGATAATTAAAATGGATAAGTATAACGAAGAACAGATGCAGGTACGTCAGCAAGCATTGTTAATTCTCTTCAAACAATTTGGAAACGGAAAATATTCTAATCAATCCATTTACGAATGTGCAGATGAATGGGTAGAGAAAGGTCATAAAATTACAGCAGGTATTGTCAAATATTACGAAGCATACTATACTGGCTGTGTCGTATAAATAAATTCACTAAATTATTATAAAGTGACAATACATAGAATAAGGTTATCTAAAATGCAAAAAGTTATTAATGTACTTGCTATTGCGTCTGCTGCTGTATCTGTTGCCGTTGTTGGGGTTGGTGGTTATGTTTACCTTAATAGGGAAGCCATCATAGAAAGCGTTACAGAGAAAGCACTTGGATCATTAGGTGGTTTTGGTGGTGATGTTCCATCCTTTAGTGGAGGTGCTTTACCTATAGGTACTCCTGAACTTGCACCTCCTGCTGATCAAGCATCTACACCTACCAACCCTCAAGCTCCTAGTATGGGACTTCCTGTGCCGAGTTCAGCTTTCTAAATAGAATGAGTTACTCTCATTCTTATGCCCGATGAAATAAAGGAAGAAGTAGTAGAAGAAAAAAAGGAAGAAAAGAAAGGTTTGTTTGCTAAAGCCAAGGCTGCTATATTACCAGATGCCGATGAGCAAGCAGCAATCATTAGTACATTTGTACGCATTACTGTTCTTGCCTGGTCGGGTGGAATATTGACATTAAATTATGTTGCCATTCCAGGTGTACCACAGCAGAAAATTGATCCAACTTTTATAGCTTCGGTTTTTACAGGAGTTTTAGCTAGCTTTGGAATTCAGACTGCTAGTAAGAAGGGTGATGGAACAATGAAGATGGATAAGAATGGTAATGCTGTTAATGGTAATGGTGGACCACCTCCTGTTACTGCACAAGACATTGAAGCAATCTTAGCAAAACAATCTGCTGGTCCTGTTCAGACAATTAGAATTGAGCAAGCACCTATTAAGATTACTACTGATACTAAATCAGTAGATGATACATTTAAGATGTAGTTGCAAAATAAACTAATATCTGTTATACTCATGGTTAATGGAGGGTAATTATGCCTGAACAACAGTCTCTTAAATTTTCTATCCGACAAGATGGAACCGTGAGTATAGATGTTAGTGGAGTTGAATCTGGAAATTGTATTGAGGTCACTAAAAAACTTGAAGAAAAACTTGGCATTCTAAACACACGTCAATTTAAACCAGAATTTTATAAGAACGAAAATGTCACACTTCAGCACAATCAAAACGAGAATCAAACACAAATCTGAGTTGGTAGAAGCTTTGAACCTTCTTCAATATGATGTAAAAGAAGATCAGGAATTGCATGTTACTGGACCACATGGTATTGGTCATGAAACTGTAGAAGCAGAACTTGCTATTGGTAAGGATGTTGGGTTTCGTTTGAATCCTATATCAGGTGAGTATGATTTAGTTGCTGATCTTGAGACATGGAACCAACCAATTCCAGTTGATAGGTTTATTGATAAGGTAACTCAACAATATGCTCGTATGACAGTTCATAATCATATTAAGGAGTTGGGATTTCAAGTACAGGAAGAATGGGAGATGGATGATAACTCTATAGAATTATTAGTAACACGCTGGGAGTAATCCAATGAAAAAAGTTAAAGCAGGATTTGATAAACTAGTTGAATGGGATAAAAAAATCATTGAAAAATTTCAAAAGAAATTTGACTTGACAGATTATCAAGTGCAGTGTATAATATTTGCAAAGGGATTTGTTATTGGAGCAATCCTATTGTAGTTAGTATTCAGGGAGAAATACTTTTATCAGTATTCACTTCTTAATACTCAGTTAGTATTCAAGGAGAAAAACTCTAGTTAGTTTTCATACCTTAATACTCTTGACAATTTAGATTCCTTCTATTAATATAGTAGGAGTCGATATCCAATTAGTAATACTCTTGTTAGTATTCATGTCTTAATATCCAAAAATTATGAACACATTCATCATGGATTGTGGACAGTGCCATTCGCATGTCCTCAACACAAAAACAAACACATATCATAAGATAGAACATAGTTTTATCGTTGACCTTAATATTCCTGGTCTCGAAAATGGTGATCGAATAATAGTTGAAGAAGCTCATCTTCGATCTCAAGAAGATAATAGTTTAGCTCAACCATTTACTTATGATCAATTAAAAACTATTAAAAGCAATGCGCATACGAGGAACATTGAGATTCGTCTTTTTCCTCAGAAGTGTAGTCCTACTGCTAGGAAAGTTGCGTCATTGGAGTATCCAGATCTTCTTGACAAGACGGATGAGAACGATATAAGAGCCATAGCATATTTCATAAAGGCTTCTCCTAATTCTTTTACTCATTTGAAAAAGTTTAATCCTATTAATAATGAGGATTATCAAAAGAAGAATGCATCAAAATTTTTAGATCGGATAGAATTGAATGGGGATATTAACCCTGCACGTAACCTAAAGTATGGGATAAAAAATGCATATGGTCATACTGATGCAGTAACTGAGTTTATTAAACATCATGTTTCCACGTTGGCATCTGAAATTGGTGATGAGGATATCCTAGAATTCTTTGGAATTATTTTAAACAAAAAGAAGTCTGCTTTGTTGCCGTCAGTTATACAATATAAGAATGATAAACTTAAGCGTCTTTATAATGTTGTTCTTACTATTCTTAAGCCCGATGGATCTTTACGTCTTCGTTCTGATGTAGGAAAGCCAGCCTTTTGGAAATATGCTAAGGAAGTTTATTTTGGAATTACTCCTTATCATATGAATGCTGGTGTAGTTGCTTCAAATTGGAAGTGGCATTTGAGGAAAGCATCTTCTCCATGTAAGTATAGTTTGAGTTTGGAATCTAAGAAACCAATGAAACTTCTTGATCATTATAACGAAATTAAAAATGCAAGAAGAGAAAGTGATAAGAAACTTCAAGTTCTATGGACTACTCTTCGTAAGATGATTGTTGAGGATGGTCTTCGTTAGTATTCAAAAGGTAACACTCTTGTTAGTGTTCAAACCCTAGTGCTCAACTATCCTTAAATTTAAATCAATTTAGTCAGTATTCATACAGTAAAACTCCTGTTAGTTTTCATACCTTAATACTCCTGTTAGTATTCAAAGAGTAAAACTCCTGTTAGTTTTCACACCTTAATACTCAACATATTGATACACACACAGAGTGTTGGAGTCCACACCAAACTAGGCAAAAATTACTAGTCCGTGCTATAAATACGGTTAGTATGGGATTGAAAGAATCATGCCCCTAACGCAACAAAAGCATTATACAGTTGGTTATCACGACTTACACCAGCATCAATTAGAAATTTGCGAATACGCTACAGATTCGTATGAAGCAATGCAAGATGCAAAGCAGGATGTTCCTTTACTAAGGGAGCATCCTCTTTTTATTAACTACGTAGTGAGGGAAGCATAATGAAACATGAAGTTATGTGGTGGATGAGCCGACTCACCATCATGGGAGTATCATTAGCATGGTCAGTCAGACTGGCGGCAGCAGCATATGCTTAGTCAATTAATAGCATGGACAGGGGAGAACATGAACACCCTTGTCCTTTTTAGTTGGGTAATATTTTTACCTATAGGATTCATGTCAATAGATGCTCCAAGAAATCCGCACAGATATAATCATAAGTAGGGGTTGTGTATGTTAAATAATGTGGTATAATAATAAAACGAATATTTAACTAATGAAAGAGTTCGTATTTTTCTTAGCAGCTTTTTTAGACTTCTGGTTTCTTCCTTGCTTTATAGCATTAATTATTTCTATAGTTATAGAACAGATTTTTAGAGCACAACAGAAACCACCTGAGATTTTCACTTCAATGAGAGTGAGAAAGTTTCTGTGGAGACAGAATATAATTCTTAACTTCACCTGGTTTCTTTGCTATTTTGTTTTAATGTTCATGCTCAGAGGACAACAAACACAACTTCCTGATATGATTTGGCAAGGTTAATATGATTTTTATAAATTTAATTCCCCACGGAAATCTTACCCCCGACCAAGGACTCATTTTATTCATTGGTCTTTTTACTTTGTCTTTAGTTGGATATGGAATATATCTTACGTTCGGAGCAGGTAAGAATGATCTAAGAGATTCTATGGATGAACATGCAAAGATGCATGAACTAGGAATTGCACATGGTCATGGTGGAAACAAGGATGCATATGCAATGTCGGGTAAACTCGACAAGAAACACAATCATGATGAGTGATATAGTGTGGTCAATAAATATTATGCTTGGTATCCTACTCATTGGAGTGGGATATTCAATTTACTGGATCTTTAAGTATGATGAATGGTATCCTAACAACAATGTTCATAGTCACATCACCACTGAACGTCGGGCAGATGATTCAGGACATACGGAACTGGGAGAGTGAACAGACTAGAACTCCTGTAGAAGAATCTATAAATAGATCACTAGAAGATCTATGGGAGCAAGAAGATGGGCAAGATGGTTCCACCGAGCAGGAAGAGTTGCTACAACTTCCGAGTAGTGTCGATAGACAAAGTACTGGATGGGGATACGATAGATGTCACCATCGATCTTGGATTCGATTTATTCAAGAAAGAACGGGTAAGAATTGCAGGAGTTGATACTCCAGAAAAAAGAACTAGAGATTTAGAAGAGAAGGCATTAGGACTTGATGCTACTGATTGGTTAAAGAAAAAATTAGAAGATACTATAGCAGGTGA